TATTCTTTCAAAGTGTGCTGTTTTATGTTGAAAGATTCTACCTGCTGCTGTCATTAGTTGCTGTACTTCAAAAGCTGTTTTTTCTCCTGCGGTACGAATACCCATAGCTTCACGAGGGGCACCAGCTAACATCTCCATTTTATTCTCTAGGTTTTGAATCTGGAAGTCAGCGTTAAGTGCTGTAGCATCAGGTGCTAAATAACCTACGTCACCTTCTTCACCCATGTATATACGAGTAGCAGGAGCAAAATCAAAGTCTTCTACGTCACCTCTAATTTTAATAATTGGGTAAGCTATCTGATCGAACACATCAGCTTTAAGGTTCTCTAGGTGATCAATCCGGTACTGCATACCTACAAGATTATCTAGTGGACCCATTGCATATAAGTTGTCAGGACGTTCTCTCCATCCTGCATGGAAGATAGGAGCTTTACCTAACCAGTTAGGATTCTGTTCGTTTAACAAAACATAGGATCTGTCTACTACAGATATAGTACGGTTTTTATGAAAGGTTTCATTTTCACTATCATAGATGTCACCATAGAATGTAAGTATCTCTACATAGTTTGACTCGTAGTATTCATTTAAAGTTGAGAACCCATCCGCAATAAAAGCCTGTGATTTACTTACGTCTATATCAACTCCTGAAGTAGATGACCTGTTGTGCATCATTTTATCCAGCAATTTTTTCATATAGCTATTGTCTACAGTTTCTTCTATTTTACGAGAGACTTCCCCTAGTGTCATAACTGTACGTACAATCTTAGGGCTGTCCTCAAAAGATGGAGCCATAGGATTAAAACAAATATCAAAAGGACTAATCCTAACTAACTTAGGTCCTACATAGTTTACAGAGAGTTCTCCGTCCTCGTATCTAGTGTAGTCTTTTGAGAAGTCTACCGTTGCAAAACAATTACCATACTGTATAAAATCACTTATCAAACGACTGACAGTATTCTCAAAGTCTGACTGTCTAATTTTATTATTCATATAAGATTGAATAACATCTCGTTTAGCTTTAGTGTTTGAATCTTTGTCGTATGCCTCAAAACGAAACCATTGTTTCTGAGGGAATAGAGTTGCAAAATAGTTAGCATGTAAGTTATCAGCAATTTGTGTTAACTTAGGTGTAGTGGTGCTATTAGTCCAAGGTAGTTTACTATTTGAAGTTGTTCGAGTATCTGTTGCATACAAATAATTTCGAAGTTCTTTCCATTCATCAATTTTACTTTGACGAGCATTATTCCAATTAGTCCATCTTTCTGTAATCTCAGAAGCTAAAGCATGGGGTTCAATAAGCTTGTCTATATCAATAGTTGTTCCAGCCATTAGAAGGAAACTCCTCCGAATTTTTTATTAAATTGCACTACGTTATTACTATAACGTCTAATTCTACGAGCAGGTTTAACTGCCATGTCTACAACTGAAGCTAACGCATCAATTACGTCATCGTGAGCAGGGTTACGAGATGACAGTTCTTCTTCTAGTATTTGAGTGTTGCCTCCACGGTAATGCCATATACTCATATTGTCATACCTTGGTTCAAGGATTGAGGATATACGTTCTTGTTTATTACCCTGACTTTTATTTGGTCTGTATTCATTAATGCTAATAGATAGTCCATGTTGTTTAATCAACTCTTTTAATTGTTTAACGATAGCCATTTGAGCTACTGTTGTTTCAGCCCTTAGTTTTCTAAAGGACCACTTATTAGACAAGTGTAGGATATGTTCAAAGTAATCAGATATACGGTCAGTTCTAAATCTATCTATGTCTAATACATATATGTTATTATCTGAATCTATTCCTACTATAACGATAGCTGTGTAGTCAGCTTTTTTATTTAAACTAAAGGCAAAATCGACAGCACCAAAAACATTTAATTTCTTTTCTTTATAGAACCAGTGACCATTATCATCACGTATATGTTTTCTTTCAAAGTACTGAAACTTATCTGAACCTACAGGCACATTATCTGGATCGGTAGGATCACTATAGTACTGTGCTCTAAACTGTCCTTTGTCTAAATACTGTCCTCTTTTCTTGGCTAAGATTTTTATATCGAATCCGAACCACTTGCCGTCTTTACGTTGTTGACGAGGCCATAAGAATTGACCTGTACCATCTCCTCTGTCTTCTACTGGTCTTTCAAAGATTTCATAAATATTTTCTTCACCGATCTTTTCTCCATCTTTTGTATAGATGTCCTCTGTCATTTGAAGAAGATCATTGTAAAGATCAGAAGGATGATACCTCGTTCCTACGACCCACTCTTTAGCTTCAGCACCTTCAATAGACGAGAGAAGAGAGTACTGACTTTTGACTTTATTACGTCCTTCACCAGTGTAAGCATTCTCGTACACAACAACATCATCCAAGACAGCAATGTCACAATGAAGCCCAGTAAGCGACGTGGTAAGCCCACCAGTGAAGATAGAAGGGTCCCTAACATTTTCTTTTTTCCTTAATGGGTGATCTAACATAATCTCTGAGTTAGTCCAACGTGTTCTCTTGCCTTCATCATGGTTGACATGTTCAGGCCAGTATCGTCGGTAAATATCAGAAGTGATGATCCCCTTTATAAATCCTAATTGTTTTTCAGCTAGGTTAGCTGTAGCTGATATATATAGTATCCTAAGTGTAGGATCTTTGGTTAACTCCCAGGCTACACGAAAAGCTACTAATCGAGACTTACCGTGATCCCTAGGAAAGAGTAGAAGCTGGTGGCTTTTAGCTTCTGGGTTTATCCACCAATTACAAACATCTTCGTGACACTGACCTAGCATTTGCTCAGGAGCTATTAACTTAATAAAGGTAACTAGGTCACTTTCAGCTGCTGTCTTAATGTGTTCTAAAGTTGCCATTTAATATTTATAATCCACAAACTAAACGCCACTTCCATGATCCATTTGTAATTACAGCAATAGTACCGTCAGTTTTATGTCTAATTATAATACCAGATGAGCCAATTCCTACCTCTGCTGTTGTAGTTGTAACATCCTGAATAAAAAAATTGTAGTGACTTCTACTAAAAGCAGAAGATACAATAGCAATATCTCCAATAGAATACCCATGTTCTGCTGTTACACACTCAAATTCTATATGAAAAAAGTTAGGTATAGCTCCTAAGTTATGTGTAATAGAATATTCAGCAGCAGCTATAACGAACAGATCACTACTTTTAAAACGAGCAGTTTTACTATCAATGTAAGCTTTGACGGATTGCTGGGATGCTATAGCTGTGGCTGAGTTAGATGCCATGTTGTCTTCGTCTTTAAAGTCTAAGACGGCGGCAGCTGTAGCTGACGAGAAGTATGGGATTTTATCAGTAGCTTGTGTTAAACTAGCAAGGTCTGTAAGGATATCATTTGATGCTTGCTTGCTATCTATTTGAGCTTGAATATTAGAAGTAACATCTGTTGTATAATTTATTTCTGCTGCTGTTGCAGATAAACCTAAGTTACCTAAAGCTGTTGATGCACTTGCTAAATCAGACAAATTGTTAGAAGACACTAGATCACCAGAACCAGCACCTGAAGCACCTTTTGATGCAAGTAAAGCCCATTTACCTGCTGATAAATCTGTAGAAAAAGTTGATCCTGATGTATGAGCTATAAGAGAAATATAGGCATTGCCACTATCTGTAACTATATTATTTAAAGTGTAACTTGTGGATGCTCCCCAAGCTCCTATAAAAGTTAAAGTACTGGCTAAATTAATAGCTCTACTTCCACCTAAGATTAACTCATCTGTAGTTACAGATTTAGCATTTGTAATGTCATTTGAGTTTATATCTAAATCTGATGACAAAGAATTAGGAGTACTACCATCTAACGACAAAGTATTATCAAAAGCATTTCTTAAAGCTTCAAAGTTATTATTCAAAAGTGTTGTAGATGAATAACCTGTTGTGATAGAAGATATAGTTGGTCTTTTAGCCACTACTTTACGTCCTTGTTATTATTAATATGTTATTCGTCTTCTTTTAAATCTACTTCTTCTAAAAGCTTAGACATAACATTTTCTCTTCCTAGTTGCATTTGCTCTACTTGAAATACTAAATTATTAATTTTTCTATCTAAGTCAGTTGCGTGTTGAAAGAGTCTTTGTCCCTTTTCACTCATGTCCTCTAAGAAGTATTCTTTATCGTCTATAGTAACTGAGGTTTTATTTTTTTTGTCAGCCATTTTAGTTCCTTTTAGTTGTTAAATTATTCCCAAGGTAGCCCTGAACCTTCAGTTGGATTTTTCTGCTTTTCTATTTCTGAAGCTATTAATGCCTCAACGTCAGATTGCGATATGTGTTCCCACACCCAACCCTGTGCTATCTCTTGAGTAACATCTTCATAAGCTACAAAGTCAGCATCAGTTGAATCAAATGTTAAACCTACTGTACCATAGCTTGAAGATGAGTAATCACCGTCAACGCCTGTACAACGCCAGTGAATAATTTTAATACCGCCTGTTGCGATTTCTCTTTCGCAATTAGGTATTGACCAAGTGTAAGTTATTGCCATTTGTTTATCCTTCTAATGTTGTTAGTCGTGTTTCAATATTTGCAAATCGTTGTTCGTTGTATGCGGCTACAAAAGATAATAACTCAGGGTATCTAATGCCCATTCTAGTTTTAGAGACTGCATCTTCTGTACCTTCTTCCACTTCATTACCTTCAGAATCTACAAGCCATGTACTTGAGATAAATAATGAGTAATCACCAGCATCTAAACCTTCTGCTGTAAAAGCCGCCTGTACGTCTTGAGCTATAATACCTGTATGAGTACGAGCATTATCACCTTTGGATGCAACTTTATCTTTCCAACGGAATGTCTTAAACAGTGCTGAGATACGTTTACCTACCAACATTTCAGTTGAAGTAAGTGCGGCTATGTCTTGTTTTTCGGTTTGGTCAGAAGTTTGAATTGTGCCGTTGGTTGCATAAACGTCATTGAAACGAACTGTTGTATAGCCTAAGTCTACTGCATTATCTCTGTTTGCATTTGTGCTTACATTAAAAGGCATTATTGATTCATTTGCATCTGAAAATTTCAAGCCTGTATCGCCGTTCCCAATAGCAAGTCTGCCCTGAGTTGCGGTAATACTCCCCACCGTGGCGTCATCCTTTTTAAAGCTAAGAATTTCACCATCAGAAGTTTCCCGATTGAATAAACCA